TTGGTTTTCCTTTGTTTGTTTTTTTATATTTGAGGCAGTTGCCCCAATGCTAGATTAGCAGGTTAGGCCGTAGGCGCTGAGTTGGCTGCAAGTGTGGCTAGATAAGCCTGATAATCGCTATTGGTTGGGTCGGTAGGGATGCCCCAAGTTTGACCATCTTCATCAATACGGATAATTTTTTCAGGGGTAGCCAATTCAGAATCGGCTGGAATGACTTGATATTGAACCATTTTATAACTCCGCAGATAAGGCTATTGTGGATGATGTGCTTTGGAACCAACAAGCAGTAGCGTTTCCAGCAGTTAAACCGCCGCCCGAACTTGTGAAATCAAGTGTCACCATATTGGTTGCTTGGGCTGCAATGCTTACTGTTGTGCAAGTCAAAACTCCACCAGATGAGTTAATCAAGCCAAAGTTAGATGCAGCAGCAAAAGAATAACTTGGAGCAGTACGCATAGTTACTGGCAATAGCAATGGGCCAAAAGCACGAGTTGAGGAAATTGCTTGAGCCGCTACACGGTCAATATTTGCCGAACTAATTTGCCAGAAGTACCGCTGGCAGAGGCTTAACTCGCCTTGGAGTGTGCCACCTGCTCGGCTGAATGGGGTTGCTACTGAGCCAACCTCAAGTTGTACGCCTGTAATATAAAACGAATCATCTGCTCCTGCGGTTCCCGTTGGATTGCTAAGGAAAACAAGACCAATTTCGGTTGCAGTGCTGGGAATCGCTACTTGATAAGAGAAGCGTTGCATTGTTGTTGTCAAAGTTGCAGTTGTATCTAGTTGCGTTTGAAAACCCGCATAGCCGGTTTGAACATTCTCATCAGTTCCAGTTCCAGTAAACAGGCGAACGACAAGCAAGTTAGATGTTGCTGAGTAGTTTGCACCTGCTTTGGCATAAAAACTTAGAGTGACTGTCTTGCCAGCAAGGGGAATAGAAGTAGCAGTTTCCATGCTTTGTTGAAGTTGAATAGAACCTGTTGCAGTTTGACCAGATGTTCGTTGAATCTTTGCAGCATATTGAAATCCCGCTACGCCAGCCGATTGACGGGTCAAGGTGTAAGCAGCAGAACTACCTGTGTAGTTGCTAACAAAGTACCATCTGTCTGCTGAATAAACTGTTGTATATATACTGGCAGCACTTGAGAATGAAGTACCTCTTTGCCAAAAATCAAAACCGCCATTGGCAAGGAAATTTTTAGCGCCTACATAGGGGCTAACTGCCCCACCTGTATTCTGCTCAACTGTTGAGGTTAATTGTGCGCGTGACATTATTCACCTGCCTGTGGTGTAGAAGAGTTGGATGGGAGTGTGCTAGATGCCTGTTGTGCCTCATAATCGGCCTTGAGCATTGAGGTATATTCGCCGTTGCCGCGGTCTATAATCGCAAATGTCTGAAGACCATCTAATTCTTCAATATCAATAAAAGTTACATTATTCATTTTATAACTCCGCGCTAAAGCCAATATAGGCATTTGTTGAATTATTACCGATTGGTCCATAAGGACGATATTGAGTAAAACCTGTTCCCGTGAGTTTTACTGGCACTACATTCAATGAACCGTTACCCATTGTGGCAGCGGAAATAGCGATTACAGTTCCATCATCTGCGGTCACTGCTAGGTTTGCATAATCAACAGCCGTTGGAGTAATTCGTAGCGAAACGGGTACAGATATATTTGTCACGATTTGAGTCGTACTGGTTGCGCTTCCCCACGGAGCGATATATCCGTAAGCATAAGCAGGGTTTGTATTACGGTAATAGTACCTCTGGCAAGCGGCTAACTCCCCCTGAAGTGTTCCAGTAGCAGTTGTGAATGGTGTTGCCACGCTACCTGCTTCGGCCTGAACGCCCCAAAGGTCAATGTTTACACCAGTTCCGCTATATCCAAAGAATATTGATAAGCAACTACCAGCACCAATAGTTTTGCCACTTATTGACGGCAAAGTAATTGTCAATGAATATCTTGCCCACGATGTAGTAAGAGAAACATTGCCAGCGACATTTGTTACTTGACTACTTCCGCCAGTTCCAAAAATTTGATTTACTTGTAAGCCCATTGATATTGCACTTGATGCTTTTGCCCAAAATGAAATAGTCATAGTCTGGCCAGCAAAAGTACGAACATCCTCAATTCTCTGCTCAACCTGAGTCTGAGTATTGGTTGCAGACATTCGCAGGAAATATGCGCTTTCGTACCCTGCTACTGGGGCAGTGCCAGCAGTGAAGGCTTGTTGGGAAATAGTTGTAGTTCCGCTATAACCGTAAGTTGCCCAACGGTCTGCTGTATAAACAAACGATGCGCCAACGCTAAAACTTGTGCCTCTCTGCCAGATGCTAAAGTCACCGTTCAGAATCTTATTACGGCCCGCAACAAAAGTTGGGCCAGACCAAGCAACACCAGTTGCGCTAGAAGAGTTTGCAACGAGTGTGCTGCCATCGGCTCCCACCGGAAGGTTTGTAACCGAACCAGATCCTGTACCGACCACGAGGTCAGCCTTAGCTGTCACGGTAGCTATTGGGATGGCGTTAGCTACGGCAAAGTTGTTTGGAGAAGCTACGACGGCTGAATCTCCGGCCACCAAAGCTGTTAAACCGGTGATAGAAGTGCCCGTAGAAGCCGTGTAATCGGTTCCTCGGACCAATCGAACGCCGTTTATGTATACTTCTTCGGCTCCGACCGTGTAGGTCAAGCTGGTCGAGAAGGAATCTGTACCAGAAAGGCTGGTTTCTCCACCTGAAGCGGTATAACGCCAGGTCTGAACGCTTACAGTTCCGGAAGGTCCAGTAGCACCAGTCGCGCCGGTTGCACCAGTAGGTCCAGTAGCTCCGACCGGTCCAGTAGCTCCGACGGGTCCAGTAGCACCAGTGGCACCAACTGCTCCATTCGAGCCAGTAGCTCCGGTTCCACCTGTTCCACCGGTTCCGCCTTGTGGTCCAGTAGCACCCGTTGGTCCGGTTGGACCAGTAGCTCCAACTGCACCGTTTGAGCCAGCGGCTCCGGTTCCACCAGTGCCTCCAGTGCCTCCAGTTACGCCTGTTGGACCAGTAGGTCCTGTCGCGCCTGTTGCACCAACTGCACCATTAGAACCAGCAGCACCAGTTCCTCCGGTACCTCCGTTTGCACCTGTAACACCAGTTGGACCAGTAGGTCCGGTAGCTCCTGTCGCGCCGACAGCGCCGTTCGATCCGGCAGCTCCTGCGGCACCGGTTCCACCGGTACCACCAGTTCCACCTTGAGGTCCAGTTGGACCTGTAACACCAGTCGGTCCGGTTGCGCCAGTTGCGCCGACAGATCCGTTTGTTCCGTTAGCTCCTGCGGGACCAGTAACACCAGTTGCACCAGTTGGACCAACAGGACCAGTGGCTCCGACAGGACCTGTAGCTCCAGTTGCACCAACGGCACCGGCAGCACCAGTTCCTCCAATTGCTCCAGTGGCTCCTGTAGCTCCAGTGGCTCCAACAGGACCTGTAGCGCCGGTGGCACCTGGTACGCCAGTTGGACCAACGCCGCCAGTTTGAGCGAAAGTGATTGAGTCAGTTCCGATGATGATGTAACCGTTGGTTCCAGTTCCGACGTTATTTTGAATCCAGTTTGTGCCAGATTGAGTTAAACCTGAAACGACATAGAGATAGTCGCCGTATTCAACTTCGCCAGCAATGGAATTGTTGTAATCGGTTGTACGAGTCAAAATGTATGGACGACCCGCAGGGTTGTTCTTTCCTGCATCGGTAACAATATAAATACCGTTTTGTGTTGCAGTGGTCTGGTTTTTAACTAAAACACGATCATTTACCGCAACGTTTACGCCGTCAATTGTTGCAATTCCGTTTGATGAACCAGTAAGTGTTGCACCAATTCCATAGCCACCGCCCGCATCGGCAGATCCAGCGGTATAAGTAGCAGAAAGATTTGCAGTTGTACCAACGCGAGCAGAAGCGTGAGCGTTATTTGATGCTAATGGACCGGTGGCTCCGGTTGCACCTGTTGGACCGGTAGCTCCGGTAGCACCAGTGGCTCCAGTCGCTCCGGAAACGCCGTTTGATCCGGCAGGACCTGTGGCTCCAGTCGCTCCGGTTGGACCAGTCTGCCCGATTGGACCGGTTGCTCCAGTTTGACCAATACCTGTGGCTCCGGTTGATCCGGTAGCACCTGTTGGACCAGTGGCTCCGATTGGACCTGTAGGTCCAGTTGCTCCTGTTGCACCTTGAGGTCCTGTAGCTCCAACTGGACCTGTAGCACCAATTCCACCAGTAGCACCAATTCCACCAGTAGCACCAATTCCACCAGTAGCACCGGTTCCGCCGGTTGCACCCGTGCCACCAGTTCCTCCAGTGCCGCCGGTTCCTCCGGTAGCACCGACTGGACCTGTTGGTCCTGTAGGTCCTGTAGCTCCAGGGGTTAATGAGATTGTTGCAATTGTTGTATCAACTGCATCTAAACGAGCTCTGACGCTTGCCTTTGTTCCCTTAGGGAGTACTCCCAGCTCAGTTTCGATAGCATGAATCGCATCATTTGCGTTAGCATGCTGAGTGTGATGGGGAACCGTTGCGGAGTCAAGGGTATCCGTTGCCTGTGGATCGACAAATGAATCGATGCCGTTAGGATACGAAGATGTCACATTGACTCCTTAGTGTTAGGGGCGACAGAGCAGTCACGCCAGGGGTTAACGTCTTACTCTGTCGCTTTATTCTTGATCGCGTAATCGCGAAATGGTGTGTGGTGTCTTTCATCTAGCCAAAAGTCTTTTTTATGAGCCAAAATAGCGCCAGTATGCACATGAAGCGGTATTCCAAGCGAAGCTAAACGCTTTGAGAACAACAAATCTTCACCAAACCAGCGTCCGCCAATCGGACCATCCATAAACCAAGCCCAGTCTTTACCCTGGTTTTCTGTTGTCTTAGATTGTATCTCAAGCAACACGTTTCTATGGATAAGAAGGCAACCAGTGCCTGTGGCATCAACTTTAATTACTTCGTTAATTGGATAATCATCAATGTTGACAAGTCCTCGACCTGGAATCTCATTATAGATTGTTGGTACTGGTCGAAGCATATCTTCATCATCAAAAAATGCCGCAAATACAAGCGCCGACATTACCGGACGCTTATCAACGTCTGCTGCTGCAATAAGTTTATCAAAGTTTTCAAGTGTCATTCGCTCATCAGCGTCCATCATCAGTAACCATGGAGCATCTGTTTGCTCAAGATAGTTTTTAATGAGCAGATTTCGTGAGCGAGTAATCAGTCCAGAATTGGAAACCTGGACATAAGAGTCAAAACGGTCAAATCTTTGACGTGCAATATGAATCAAGTCAATGGCTAATTGAGCGTTAATCTTGCCATCGTTAATAGTTGCAATGCAAACTTTATCTTTTAGTTTCATTCCCAAGCACCCCTAGTCTCGCGAATGTGTTCGATTGCTGCAGTTTCAGCCTCGAACATCCCTTCTTCGTGCTCTTTAATCAAATCATCAAGAGCTTTTAGTCCTTTATTTGTAACCAATTCTCTTGCGGCTTGTAAACCTTCAAGAAATATAGCTTTCCCCATAATTTCCCCTTAATTATTGCGCCGAGGCGCTGACTCTACCAAAAATGATAGAGCCAGCGTCGCGACTAAGGCTACTAGAAGCCTGAAGGTGCAACTGCACCAGTTCCGCTGACTGTTGTAACAGCCTTTGCGAAGCGGTGTGCGAGTGCTGCGTATCCGTAAACCTGGAAGCGGACGGTGAGGTTCGCTGAGAGGACGTCAGGAAGTACGCGTGTCTTAACACCAGACTCGAAGAGGTAAGAATCTGAGAACTTACCGATGAGAACTGGAGCTTGGTTTGTTGATGAACCGTAGTTGAGAGGCATTGTTGCGTCAACATAAACTGGTACACCGTGGATTGTTCCAACGAGACCCTTAGAAGCACCAGGAGCGTCAACAACACCAGAAGCGTTGAATGGACCTGCAGCCTTAGGAACAATGAGTGGACGTGAAGCAGAGTCAGTCTGAGATGACAACCAGTACCAAGTACTTGGAGCCATAACGATTGCCTCTACGTCACGGTAACGGTTACGAACTACTTGGCTGATACCAGCAGCGAAAGCCTTGAGGCCGCCGACAGCTGTTGGTGTTGTTTCAGTCCATGATGTTGGGATACCGTTTGTTGTGTCTGCACCAAGGTTGATGAAGCCACGAAGTGTGCCTGATGTGCCGTCGCCGTTTCCGAGGACTGCTGTGTTGAGCTGGAGAGCATAGTCAGCCATGAGATCGCCGAAGACCATACGGTCGAGGCCACCTGAAAGTGGAGACATCTCAACGAGCTGAATCGAAACGTTCTCGTAACCAGAGATTGTGCGTACTGGTGCGTTAACGGTCGATGTAACCATGTCGCGGATTGTTGTCGCAGCATTGTCTGGGTTCTGGAACGCTGTCTTAGAACCGAGGGTAATTGCTGGAATGTTGATGGAATCTGTTCCCATTGGAAGAGCCATCTTTGTAGCCAAGTCAGCTGTTACACGAGCCGCACGAGCGAACTCTGCGTATTCGTTGATGAGCCAGATTGGTGGTACGAAATCTCCACCGGTACCGTTTGTGAGACCGATGTCACGAGTTTCGACTGCAACTTCTTGAGCGTGGCGGTTTAGGCGATCCCAAGCTTCTGGTTGGTTACGTAGCTGAGCACCGATCATGTCACGAACGAAAGAGTTTTCGCTGTGCTTGTCGTATGTCATTGCTTCGCGAGTTACAACGGCGCCGCCGAAGACAGCAACCTTTGATTCCTTGCGTGATTCTGCGATTGCAGCAGAGCGAGCTTCTACAGCTTCCTGCTTTGCAATGCGCTCATCAAGTGAAGCAACCTCATCTTGCTTTGCTTCAGCTGATGCGAGAGCTTCTGCGGTGACATCTTCTGCTGCGATGGTTGATTCAACCTCGGCAACAAGAGCGTCGCGCTGCTCCTTGAGCTTTGCTGATAGAGTCATTTTGACCCTTTCTAGTGAGTGGGCATGAATGACCGTCGGGGCTATTGCGCCGAGGGTTAACCCTTACGCTTTACGCGAAGGGAATACTGATTGAAGCGAAGAGCAAGCTTACGCTTAGCAAGTTCAAGGTCTTCGGCTTCTGCTTCAGCGCTTCGTGCGCCAATGCTTGTTGAGTCGTAAGCAGGCCAAGTTACGGCTGATACCTCGTAAAGATCAAGATCAGTCAGCGTACGTAGTCCATCTTCTTTTGTCTGTCCATCTGCACCGACTGAAAACGCGAATGACATCTTGTTGACGTCGCCGCGCTTAATGGCTGAGAAAAGTTCCTGGGCACGAGGATTTTGTGGGTCAAGATCTGCTTCCATAAGCAAACCTTGTGCATCTTCTGACAAGCGCATTGTTCCGCTTTGTGTTGATGCTAGAGGAATTCCCTCTGTGTCATGGTTAATCAAAAGAAACACCGCGTTGTCTTCTGACAGTGTGCGAGTAAAAGCTCCTGGAGCGATAACCTCGCGGAAGTTTAATCCTGTCGCTTCGCGGTTGAATGTTGCCGCATAACCAGCAATCTTAAAGTTTGCGTCTTCCTGATCTACTGCGCGAATCTCGGCATCCATTGTGATGCGCTCGGCGGTACGGATCATTGTTTTACGCTCTTCGACCATTGTCATATCGGCCTTTCTTGGGGATGGAAGTGGCTTGATGATGGTCAAATAGTTTGAGCGGTGAACGTTCACTTGATCGCTTGCAACCCAACCATTACCTGATTCTTTGTAAACGCGCACATGGAATACAGGATTATCATCAGTGGCTTCCATTGTATAGCCATCGGATGAAGAAGCTGTACCTCTTGCAGTAACTTTTTCTACGCGACCGCGTGAGCGACCGGTAGATGTTGGCCATGAAACATAAGTTCCTTCACCAACTCGAGCCGAAGAAACTCGCTCTTCTTCTGAATCATCTGGGAGGAATTCAGCAGTTTCTGGATTTGCATTGTGTGCAATCCAAGCATCTTCGCTGTCCTCATCGTCGTCAAGCATCTTTGTTGCAGGATCTGCAGCTGAGTTTTCTTCAGTGTCGTCATCTGGATCGGTAAGACCAAGAGCGTCAATCACTGGGTCAAGAGCAAGATCTGCAGCACAGATTAAATAATAAGCTTGAGCGATAATCGGATCGTTGTCCATGATTGTTGCGAGAAGGGCTTGAGCTGCATCTATTGACGCATCTGCAGCCATGACGCCGTGAAGCGCGTCTCCGTCACGTAGTTCAGCCATTGTTGGATTGCCTTCCATTATTTCTACTGCGCGCTGTTCCGCAGAAGCGATGATTTTGTTTGTCCATTCAAGCGTGCTGCTTCCAAATGAGCTATCGCGAATTTCATAAATGTTCGCAATGCCTAGAAAATCTGGAAGCGTTACCCCTGATGCGACTGCTTCATCTCGCACCGCTTTTGGTGCTCGGAATGTTTCAGCCATTATTCGATCACACCCATAATTGGAGGTTGGATGTCTCCATCTGAACCAAGGCTAGGAACCTGTCCGCCAGCTGTTACGCTGCCGGTAAGAGCCTGGTTAAAGACATCGCCACCGTCGTATGTTTCGTAACCTTCCATAACACGGACTTCATTAGGTGTACGAGCACCCATTTGTACGTGAAGAAGGTTAACCTTTGCGCGGCTAAGAGCGTCTGAGCGAAGAAGGTGAGAAGTATCAAATACAACGTCGGTACCTTCTGGGAAAAGCTGAGATAAACCAACCTCAAGGCGGCGAAGCCACGGCATGATGGTGTGAGTTAAGAAGTTGATCGAGGCTTGCTCAACGTTCTGATATGTCTGATTGTCGCCAGAAGCCAAGATCAAATGTGAGGGAATGCGGAAGACACGAGCGATGTCGCGGATGAGCTGTTCGCGGGTCTCAATCATTTCCATGTCGGCAGCGGAAGTTGTAATTGGCTTCCACTTAAGACCGTCTGAGAGAACCGCTGGGAGTCTGTGGCGGCGATGAGTGTTCATGAAGGTATCGCGAACCTGAGCTGCTTGCTCGCGTGTTAGCTTCTGATCAGTCTCAACAACCGATGAAGGTGTTGCGCCCTCGCCGTAGAACTGTCCGATGTGACGGTCCATAGCCATTGCGATACCGATTAAGTTACGGTTTTGGATCATTGGCGAGACGCCCACGAGGGACTGAGGTGGTGTTATCCAACGAAGGTGCATAAGCTCGTCGGAAGCAATTTCATTTCCTAGGTGGAGATACTTACGGCCGATTTGGTCGCCGGTTGGTAGTACCTGCATCTGGTATGGGTGAAGTGGGACAAGGCCGATAATGTTTCCGCGCTTGTCAACATCTTTGTGCACATAAGCGTTACCGTGCAAAGAAAGCGAAAACATGATCTGGTGAATAAGCTCAAACATGTTTGACTCTGGGTCTGGATACATCAAAACATCCGGTAATCCAACCGAGACGCGCTTACCATTCTTGATCTTGTAGGCACGAAGTGGCAGCGAAGCTACGGTGTCCGAGAGTAAGGAGACGCAACCGAGAACTGCGGAAATTCCAAGGGCTGACCACTCGTCAATGCGCTCACCAGCGGCAGACGTAATGTTAGTCTGGCCATAAAGCTGCGAAAGCGGAGCGACGTAGTTGTTGAATTGGGGATAACGTCCAACAATTCCACGCGTGAAGATACTCATTCAGAACCTACCGATGCTAGAAACGAGAGTGCCAATGTTGCTACTCCTGCCGCGATGAGACCTGCGCCAACACCAAGCAAGACAGCAATTCCAGAAACAATCAAACTTGCTCCGACTACCTCAGCGATAGTCGTCATCAAATCCAAGGTTAGTCGGAATTTCATTTTTCCCCTCCAAGTCATAAAGGTTAAAGGCAGCTGGTAGGAAATCTCCTTGACCAAACCACCACGTTGCGCGTTCGAGTGCCATGACAGAAGCGACTGCTAAGTCAATCCGTCGAGTGGATCCTCGTTTTTCTTTTGCCAATCGACTGCCGCGCTGGTCAACGCGAAGAGTTGCGTTACCCACGTGTCTAGCAAGTTGAGGATCTCCGTTGTGTGTGAGTTGTTTGTTAACAACCGCCTCAAAGAACCGAGTGGTTGCAGGTGTCATACGTGATGCTGTCTGCGGGAAAGTCACAACCGGCAAACCCTCGTCTTCGAGAACCTGAAAGGTTCTGGCCCAACGGTAAGGGTCGCAGGCAATTTCAACGACGTCGTAACGACGGCACGCTGCACGGATAGCTTCTTCAACTTCCATGATCGGAACTTGCCAGTCTGCTCCGGCTTCTTCTGGTTTTTCCCAGACGTTTAGCGGAACAATATGCGGTGTCTCATCGCAGGTGACCGCGACAATTACCGTGCAGTCTCCGTTGAATGATCCGTCAAATCCAAGAACGATTTTTGTATTTTCTTCGAGGCCAAGTGGAGAAGCGCAAGCGTCCCAAGAGCCATGAGGCAACCAAGTATCAGACGTCGACGTCCAAACATTTAATCTCTTTGTCTTGAATTCAGCTTCTGGGGTCTGCAGTACCGCAGAGGCGAAATCATCTTCAGCAACAATGTCATTAAAACCTGGGTTTGCAGTTTCCCAAGCTAGTTTGTCCCGATAATCAAGATCAGGATTTGCTTCCCACCAAGCAAAGTAAAAGCTTGGGTCAACAACTTCTCCGCTCGCTACGCGCTTTCCGTATTCGTAGAGCTGGTAGCACAGCGAATCTTTTCCGCTGGAATCAACCTTGACCCCTGCGGTTGTAATAGCTACAAGCAATGGTTCTTTACGAGCACCCATTGCCAAAGACATAACGTCAAAAAGTTCACGGTTTGGCTGAGCGTGAAGCTCATCAAAAGCCACGAAGGTCGGTGATAAACCTTCCTTTGTGAAGGCTTCTGCCGAAAGAGCCCGATAGACTGAACCAGTCTTTGGATTGTAAATAGCGTCTCTATATACATCGAGAATCTCTGATAATTCGGGCTGCATTTCGACCATGCGCTTGGCAGTGCCGAACACGATTTTTGCTTGTTCTTTTTCTGCTGCGCACGAATAGGTTTCCCCACCTGTTGGACCCAGGACCAAGTGCTCAAGGGCTAGCGCCGACAACCAAGCGGACTTGCCATTCTTACGAGGCAAGCCGATCAGCGCGCGCTTATGCTTGAGCGAACCGTCAGGTCGTTCTGCAAATAATCCTCTTGTTAGCTCCGACTGCCAACCGCGAAATACCAGCGGTTCACCAGCAGCTCCAGCTACTGAGTCTTTTGTGATTGAGCACAAAGTCTCAGAGAAGTCAATGATGTTTTGACCGCGACTTCGCTTAAGCTCATCAGCACTGACCGGAGATACGTATCTCGGCGGCCAGCCTTTAATTTGTTTTGCGTTCGTTCCTCTTTTGGAGGAGTTGGTCGATTGCGCTGACACGTTTCACCTCTGCTACCCCTAGTCGCGAGCGTGACACCGGATCAAACCCAAGCGAAGCTAGGGCGTCGGTGAATGCTTTGTTAATCTGTACGTAAGCTCGACCATCAGCCGAGTCCAGCGTTGCCATGTACTTGGTCCTGGCGGCGGTTACCGCGTCGGCAAGTTTAGCTGTGTTCTCGATTGCGGCCATGTCCGAATGCGGCGACAACCAGCCGATGGCGTTGTCCCAGATTCGATTCCAAAAAATCTTACCATCCTCACCAAGCATTGCTGGTGGCTCTGGAGTTTTGTCCGCTGCTGGCAGCAAGACGATGTTCTCAAGTTCCTTCAAGCGACGGCCTCCACTATCAAGCCCTGGCGATCGCCCTGTAGCTCTTTTGATTTCCGCCGGTTTCGGTGGACGTCCCATCTCAAATCCCCCTTGGTCCAAGTCCATTTCGTAATTTTGAGCGTGCGCGTAAAAGACGGAGGCGAGGGGTCATGAGCGATTTTCTAGGAAAATTGACCAGGCTGGGGCCTTATTTTGTTATTTATATGATAGTGCCTGATGTTTTCACTTGTCTTGCTTGCGACTGTTGCATGATCTGCAGCAGGCTCTTAAATTAGCTGGGTCTAGACCTAGCGCCCTATCCTTCGAAATTGCTATGACATGATCTACAGTTGCATCAGCGCCAGCTAGTCGCTTCTCACATATGTAACATGTCCAGTTGTCTCGCTCTAATACTGTGCGTCGTATGGCCTGCCATCGACTACCGTACCCACGCTCCGTAGTATTTCTCTTTGGTCGTGGTGGATGAGCGATTAAATAATTATTAGCGCAGCGATCGCATCGTGTATTCGGTCCAGGTAGACCGCAGTCAATACATGGTTTACGCATCAGCGATATTGGATAACAGTTTTAATTTCTCCGCCTGTGAATGCGTCATACTTTGCAGAGATTTCAATTGCTCGCTTAATAAGTATTTCTACATCTTTAACAATGCACAAATCAAAGCTGTCAATCAAAGCTTCTAACGCACCCATTGCAAAGCGTTCGCCAGAACCTGCAGTGTAAGTGTTATTTGTTGCTCGCTCAAACGAATAATCTTCGTCGATTCGATAACATTCACCATTTATTGCAACAATCCAAATGTTGTCATTTTCAGCTGATGAATCACTGCGTTTAACTTCGTAACCGTGTTCATCAAATAATTTTCGCATTGCTGGAATTAAAGTTTTAGCAATGTAACGATCTGTATTTGATCGTCCAACTTTTGGCGCAACAAAATTATGTTGTAAAAGATTTATTCCACGAACTGCGCCTGCGCCTGCGATGATAACGCCGTTGTTGTTAAAAATCTTTCCGTCAGGAATGTCAATTGAAAATCCGTCTTCACCAGAGCTTTGTGAATCAGCTCCAATAATGACAAAGTTTTTGGTCTGAATGGCAGCTAGCGTTGTCATTCATTTTTCCCCTCAAATGGTAGTGGCAGGGTTTCTTCTTCCCCTAAAGACACCCCGCCGGGGATATTTATACCATAAATGTCCAATTTATGTTAAATTGTCCGGACTTTGCTTCTTCGGCGTTTCGTGCAAGCTACCTGCCAGGATGCCAAGCGTATCTTTGCCCCAAACAGCCTCGCATTTTGTACATTTAGCTGAAATTGGTCCATAAATGTCCATGTTGACAATAATGGAGTTTTTTTGGCCACAATGCGGACAAAAGCCTTTAATTCGACGCGGTTTATCCTTCCAGGTCAGTTTTAGCTCCACCTGGTTGCGAAAGTCATGAACCCGATCTGAAATGTGCTCAACGAGCTCATCGGTTCCGGTTACTAGCAGGTTTGGTAGCTGATAAAAGTTCTCCCGGATGTCCGAGAACACGTTTCCGCCCGCCATCAGGCTTAAATTGACGCTCATTTGCGCCGCGAGTACCAACAGTCCCAACATGTCATCGCCAATGGGTGCTCTAGAACTGGCGAGGATTGATTTAGAGACACTTTCTCCTTCAGGGCCAGACGTAGCCTCATAAATCTCATCATAGAGCTGTTCTAGCAGTCCTGGATGCTTAGAAACGTGTGTCTTACCGTTATCCATAGATTCCCGGTGTTCGTAGTACCGGGCAAGGTGCGAAACGTCGTCAATCAGACGCTCCATCAACTCAGAACGGGATCGTGGCATTTTTCGGTTCTCCTTTGCAGTCATGAAGCGAGACGACCAGGGGTTGTGGATCGTTGATGGTTTTTTTAATTGTCTCGGGAAGTCGTAGCTTTGCTTCAGCATTTCCATACCGAGTTGTGATTTGAAAACTTGACCCACCTCGTAGCAAGTTTTCAAGCTCCTCGTATTTCGACATCAGTAGCCGATTCAGCCTGACCCGGAACCCGCCGGCATGACAGTCCCAGACAGTGGCGCCGCAGCGAGTGCAGACCGCCTCAACTAGCGCCGTTGTCTTGAATGGCTCTGACATAAAAACCTCCGGGAGGAACTTTTGGATTTTTAGCTACTTCGGTTGTTGTCTGAATGTTTTTGGTTGCTCCCACTCCGTTCCTCCCCCTAGGGAGGAACGGGAGCAGCGGGAGTAACCTAAAACTCACTATTCAGAGGTTGCTCCCGGGAGGAACTGGGAGTAACTGGGAGCAGCGGGAGCAACCCCCCAGTCCGGCTGGCTAAAACCGGCCGAAAAGCTGTCCGAAAGTGGGTCCAATTTGGCGTCGTAGAGCTTTACGAACCCGATGCGACGAGCGGAATTACGCGATTCGCCGTCCCGGGATTCGGTTAAAAATAGCTCTTCAACCAGGATGTCGATAGCTAAACCGACAGCCTGATCTTTGCCTTTGACAGCCTTAATGACCTCGTTTCGGGACGGTGCCTCATCTCCTGACCAGTCATGCACAAATCGAGAAACACGCTCCATCAGCACAGTCGGACGCATCCGGCCGTCGCTAGACATAGACGGCATGTCAACGCTCCATTTGGTCATGGTGGTGTCCTGGGAGTCCAAAACGAACGTTCCAGCGTGCTTTCCTGGCGAAACCGATCGAAGTCCACCATTACGGTCTTTTTCGATGGTCAGGCTGATCTTTCCGAGCTTTCCAGGAGCTGGAGCCATCAGCACCTCCGCCGAGAGATAGGTCCCGTCAATGGCACGCTTCTTGGCAGTACCGCCAATGGCGTAGCCTGACTGCCTGGCGTCAATACCCTTCGGTAAGTGGTCAATTGTGATGACGCAGGCGCCAATTGTGTGAGCAAGTGGCTTGCAGACAGCTCGGAGTGCCTTGGTGATGTCATCGTTGTCAGTGGACTTCAGTCCCAACATAGGGACCAGCTCACCGACGGAGTCAACGACAGCTATTTCAGGTTTCCACTCGATCATGTCATGGATGAAGAGCCGAAGACCGTCGATGTCCTCAGGTTCTGCAATCTTGAACATGTTCGGGTTGGCAATGCAGGCTATCGGAGCACCAAGGGCGACAAGACGCATAGCTATTTCAGCCGATCCGTTGTGGTCGATATCAAGGTACACGGCACGGCGGTTCTGGTGCAGCGCCTCTACGACCGCGCACATCGCGAGCCACGATTTCGCTGTTTCAGGGTCGCCGAAGATTCCGTTGATTCTGCCGTTGTAGAACAAGGCAGTACCATCGGAACGTTTGACCCAAGCAGGTGGCTCGATCTCAGGTGGTGTGCCACGAAGGAGCCATTCAAGGTCGGCATAGATTGACGTCTCAACGTCGGGTTGTTCACTGCCTGGGACTGTTTTATTGTCCGGAGCTAGAAACTCTTCGACGCTGAACTCAAGACCACGTAGCTTTCCGTCGCAGTCTCGGCCATTGCAGCGTTCTTTTGGTTGCATCTTTGCAAGGATGATCGAAATACCGCCGAGCAACATGCGCTTCCACTCGAGCTCTGCAGATGTGGTTCCACGATCTTGGCCAATAACGTCAACAAATTCGCTTGCAACACGCTGAAGCGCATATCCAACACCTTGGTGACCAACTTGGCCAAGACGCAAGAGTCCCAGCATGAGGTCTCGAACAGCGTCATGGCGTGAGCCAGATCGGCCTGAGAGCGCCTCTTCTATGTCGTATAGCTTTCTGTTCACCATTGCGCACGGCTGATCCGGTGTGCACCATTCGGCAAAGGCAACAGCCATTTCCTCGGCGTCAGTGTCCAGGCGCTGAGTTGCCGGCGTTGCCGCTTGTCCCTTCGTAAGACCTTGGACCCAGGCAGCAGGTAGCTCTGGAAGTTGGTCTAAATGAGGACCCGCGCCGATGGTGTCTTGGTTTTCAGGTCCGATCCAACGATACGTGCGACCTTCTGGGTGCAGAGATGGCCAAACAACCGCATAACGGTGACCTCGGTGGATGGTTTCAATGCCAGGACCAACTTGGTTTGGCCACTGAAGACCTGTCGGTACCCGGTAGAACCTAATGCCACTGATGCCATCGTCTCGCGACGTTACTCGCCAGGTTTCAGGCAGTGGACCGAATGTCGCGATGCCTTTAGCTAGCGATTCCATTCCAGACTTTTCGCCGTAGGCGTCAACGTCGATGCCCAAAATGTTTGCGGGCATGCGAAGGGCAATGTTGCCACGTCCTTTGGTTTCAATCCATTCCTGGATTTCCGATGCGTCCGGTGAAATGTCGTAAAACCGCTTGCCTGTGTAACCAGTTGGCGGATGAGATTTCTTGCCTGGCGGAAGGGGTAGGACATCTGACCATCCCAGCTTTCGATAATCCCACGCCGCTTGTGCGTAAGGACCGTCGACTGGTGTGGTCTCCTCGTCAGGCATCATCTAATCCCCTTCTTTTAGCTGGTCATACGCCTCGTCGGCTTTGTCCCAAATGTCTACTTCAACAACTTCATCCTCGTCGGCGGAACCTTCTCCGCTCATCCACATTGGGTCACCGCTCACTTTCGTACCCCTTTGCAATGTTGCGAACTCGTTCTTGCGGTATGTCGTAGCGTTGAGCTAATTCGACCAAGTTAACCGCTTTCCTGTTAACGATTTTATACTCACTGCGAATCTGTCGAACTTCTTCGCTTGTTAGCTCTTTCCTGCCCATCCATCCCCCTTAAATACAATTCCCGGAGCCGAGAATATCTTTGTCATGAGCTCGCCGCATGAACACGTCGGTGCGGATTGCTCAGAAACACTAGCTATAACTTCACAAGTGATTAAACACTTAGGACATCTGAATTCGTAGGTTGGCATACTATTCTCGATTCTGTACAAAACTAACAAGCCAACCGGTTAAAAACCCAGCTATTGCAAACATGTAATGTGGCATTAAAACCCCTTCTAATACCAATGGTTAGCTATCCAGTGCGCCTTTGCTGCGCAAGGTCCGCCAGATCCGTACCAGCGAGCAATGTATGCTAACGTGGCGACGACCTGAGAGCGCGGATCTGAACTGAATTTCATGCCAATGTTTTCATATGTTGATTTCAGCAGCTGACCGATTCCCTTGGCCGATGATGTTGGATTCTTGGCCAGAGCATTCCAGTGCGATTCATTAGTAATGACATAATCAAGGCAAGCAAACTGCTTGGGCGTCAAAAGCTGATACGCGAAGTATCTAGCTTCGTTCACCTGGAACGATGATTCTGTCGCCTGAACTAACTGAACAACTGGTTGAACTTTCACGATCTTTGATGCTGGTTTATTGACGTACATTCCAAATGCAAAGAATACCGCCGCAGCAGTAATAAGCGTCATAATAAATCTATGGTTTAGTTTACTTTCCATCTTTACTCGCAATCGCTCGGCAGAAATCGACCCATTCGTGCTGAAACTCCCGACGTGAACGAGCTTCTTTGTACAACGAACAGACTGACCAACCCCAAACGATTCCGATAACAGCTGCTAATGCAATAAACATTTTTTTCTCCTTAGATTAAAAGAGAGCTCAGAGTGACGGCTCTGAGCTCTCGGCTTGCCGGATTAAAACTGAGGCGCGATTTGTGTTGCACCAAGTTGTTGCATCAAAGCGGCAATAGCTGCTTGATCCATCACAGGCGCTGCAGGTGGCGTTGGCGCAGTTTGCGCAGCAACTGGACCAGCAGGTTGAGCAAACGCGTTCTTCTTCTGAGCTTCCACCCACGCTTGAGCGCGAGCGACGTCAGCATTCTCGAAGTTGTTGAGGACCCAAGCAGGATTTCCCTTGCCTGTATCGACCGTTCCAACTCGCGCAAGAACGTTCGTCGTACCGACCTTAAGCTTATTAGTGATTCCAACGTGTCCGACTTTGACGTCAGTGTTGAGTTCTCCTGAACCGTCAAGGTCCACGAAATCGACAGTAAACTCGTCAATCTCCGCGTTGCGGAGAGTGTCAAAACGCTTTGACGATGACTTGACAGCGGTGAACAGGACGAGATGACCGTTGTGCTCTGCAGGCTTGAAAAACCCGCCGCCGCCATTTGCTGGTTGTGTGAACATATTTCCCTTCTTTCTTTGTGTGTGTTGTTTTCTTGCATGCTGCAAGTCTATATTTTCTGCTGCTTGCCGATAACTAGCTTTGAGCGATCTGCTTTCCACTTGAATACTTCAAGCGCAGCAAGGAATACGTCAAACTCGGCTTCCGTGACATCCATGTCGACAACTTTGCCCGTGCCTTCTTTTGGCGCATGCCAAATCTGACAACGCGTAATCTTCGGCACTGGAATCTCAGTCCCATCAGTATGGAGAATGTTCTCGGCATACTTGTACGCAGCAAGCTGAATGGAGTAATCAGGATAAACGCCGGTCGACGTCTTCAGGTCGACGAGTGTAACTTCACCGTCGATGATGTGTATGCCATCAAAGGAACCTGCATAGCCATACTTATTTGACCATACAGTACCTTCAATGGATAGTGGCTGAGGCTTGACAGCTTTCAAGATAGCTCTCAAGTTCTTTGCTGCTTCGCCAAGACCTGGTGGGTCAAACGGTGAGTTGATGTCAATCTCACCACGAAGCAAACCTTCGCAATACTCGTGCGCATCTGTACCTGCAGCAGCTGCCTTGTCTCTTGTGCGCCAAGGTGAACCCTTGAGCATGTCGATGGCTGCATCTTCAGGGAGGTCAATCCACGCCTTTTTATTATTTGCCGCAAACTCTGCCACGCTCTTCGCAGCCCAACGCGGTAAGGCAGGCTTGTCAAGAACATTGAGCACAGTTGTGACCGATGGAACTACAGCGCCGGTGACAGGATGGGAATAACCTCGTCCGGTGCCGACTGTTACTGCTAATGCTGGTGAGGTCACGCTGCCATCTCGTTTCTACGGGACAAAGATGTCGCGATAGCTAAAGCCATTGCTCCAATCTCCATCATCTGATCTTCTAGTGCCCGGTATCGATGATTCTTGCGGCTTTCATCAGCTGCAATAATCTTGTTATCGAGGCGCGCCATAGCTGACCACAATGTTTGCGGCGTAATCACCAGATCAACAAGGTCGCTTTCGCGCATATACTGATCGTGTGCAGTTGTGAATACTGCATGGCTATCAACCAGCAGATCCATCCGTTTTCTTCCCATTTGTTTCCCCTTCAGTACGTGGATCTCCGTAACCAGCGTCTCTCAAAAGCTCCACCATAATCTTGAGAGGTACAATCGCTGGCCAATTTTCTATTGACGCCGGACCAAAACCATCAGGCCTGAGAACTGCGACCGGAATAATTCCGTCCTTAATTCTCTCTGCCGCTTGATTCATTGCTTCAGTGACCGGGAAGCCTCGGCGTGCCTTAACTTCCCAGTCTATACCCACGGTCCCTGTAACGTCCGTGCCTTGTCTACCGGCCCCGGTAGACTCAGCAAACGGCCATCCGTGAGCCTGAAGGTAATCAGCGACTATACGCTGTGAGGCGTAGCCGCGATGCTTTCGGTGTTGACTCATACAATCCGTTCTCTAGCTTCGTAGACAGCATTCTCGAGCCAATGCTCGAAAGTAGTTAAACCTGGAAGATAAAGATTTGCTTGCCAACCGTAAAGAATAGCTCTTGCGGTTGTGCTGATGTTTTCGATGCTGTGCTGAGACCACAGCGGTTCATATGACCAGTCATGGTCAACCGATCTGATCTGCTCAGCTTTCTCAACGTCGCGCTCATAGAGATGTAATGAACCTACAGTATGAGAATACCAACCCATCTCAATGCCCAAAGCTTGGGCAACAGCGCCTTGCAAAGCGCCGAATTGGACAAGATCGTATGGCAGACCTAACCAGACATCATTCGATCTCATATTGACACGCGTGCAAAGTTTATTGTTGCGAATGAAAAACTGTAAAGACAATGTGCACGGAATATCTTTCGAGATTACTCTAAGGTCTTGCTTCCAATCAAAGATCGTAAGAACCGCTTGGCGTGAGTCTGGGTCAGACTTTAATAGTTCAACTAACTTGATAAGACTTCCATAAATCCTGGCGCCGTAAGCTCCGTGAAAGATATTTCCGTCCATGTAGTTGCCAAATACTTTAGAACCTGAAACAACAACTTCAGGCGCCGTAGTTTGACCAACCAGCTGCAAAGCTTCGACAGCGCCGATAAATGACTTTAGCTCTCGATTATCAACAGTGTATGGAATAACCCACGGACGCTCAATGAGCATTGTCGGATTCATAACTTCATACGTCTTTTGACCACGAGGTGATGTTACTTCACCGTGTGTTAAGCAAAGTCCAATAGCAGCTTCAACGGCTTCAGATGGGTTGTTCAGTTCAATAAACATCTGGTAAATCCCTTCCAAGCGTATCTGAGTCGACAACTTCAATGCCGTGTACTCTATCGGCAAGGTCAAGGTACATGTCCTGAGCTTTCAGAACATTGTCAATCTGATCTTGTTCGCCGCGCATCATGAGCGTAGTCGTAATGCAATCGGTGTTTCTGTAGATTATCTTAATCTGTGCACCAAGCTCAAGGAGCGTGTTGTGGCACAAAATAAATGAAGTGTTCCTCTCAAATAAAGACTTGCGTCCAAAGATGTGAGGCCAAATTATTTCACCAATATGCCAGCGGTCAAGAATAAGGCGCTGATCTTCATCTTCGTCCATGATGGACGTTATGTATTCATTCCACCAATGATTCTTTGTGGGAATACCGGCATGAATGATTTTGGCATTGGTCTCTTTAGCTAACCAATGTGCATGTGATGTCTTGCCTACGCCGTCGACGCCTTCAAGAATTGTAATCATGCGCAATCCTTTGGAAAACCATCTTCGTATTCGCAGCCTTCAGACACTGAGCACATCACGCCGGCATCATCTAGTGCACGACCACATTCTGCACACTTTCCCCAGACGCCGTCGTAGCCATCTTTCTGACGCTTAGCGTTTTTGTTGGCCTTGTCTAAATAACGAATTTCTACTTCGTCAGCAGTAGCTCCAACAGCAAGCCAGAGATTTACAATGAAGTGAAGTACATCAACCAATTCACCAACAAAGGCTTCACGGTTAATATGACGTGACGTTGCCCATGGTTTCCAGCCTACCTCACCGAGAGCTTCGTGAAGCTCGTCAGTTGCGGCTAAAATCATGTCTTTAATAAACTGAATCTTTTCTTCTTCAGGCAGATTTTCCGGATCAAGTCCAAATGATTCTTTCTGAAGTACTGCTTGGCGCATAAAAATTGAATCAAGCATCATTCCCCCTCGGTAAATGAGTTACTTCTATGTCAAGTTGTAAAGCGATGTTATCAAGTAAATCCGTCGGATATACTTGCGGATCGACGGGAACGCCGAAGAAAACTCTTCGAATTCCATGAGCTGCAATCAGCGGTAAACAAGCCTGACAAGGCCTGTGCGTAACCGCCAATAAACCGCCACGAGTATCCGTCGGAGTGCAATACCGTAAAGCATTGACTTCGGCGTGGATAACAAATGGACGTCTAGCTTCTCGGTCATCCCAGTCAATCTGAACTCCCGAAGGAGCTCCATTGTAACCAACGCCAGCGACAGAGTTGTCAGGACGAAGAACCACGGCACCGACTTGGTACCAAGGGTCCTCGCTCCGCGACGCTGCCATTTCAGCTAGCATCAGAGCGTACTCATGCCACTCTGGACGAAAGCGCATTAGCTAGATCGACCTCGACCATCGGACTGGCGAACCAGCTGCTGGACGCGACTGACCGAAATGTCCAATAAGTCCGCAATGTCCGAATATGTCCAACCTTCTTCGCGCGCCTTTTCAATGATGCCCAAAAAGTTGGCTTTATTCTCTGCCGCTGTTCTAGCGTGGCTTTTTAGCTCTTTATGCCAGTGCCACAGCTGATCTGCAATATCTTCGTCGTTCATACTTCCCCTAAATCCCAAGACCATCCTGGGCAGGGTCCCAACAGTACACCACCGGAGTAGAAAATGCCTCATTTATCGGTGTTTCTTATATGTGTTTTCCTACTCCACCGGTGTAGTATTTCAGCTATCAGGACGGCCCCGTTCTGAGAAACAGGAGAATAAAGTGTCAGATCTAAATATGACTAAGGTCGTAGAGCTTGTCAAGGAACAAAATGCAAATCTTCCAATTCAGATTATGCATACTGGTGGAGGTTGCATGACTGTTTATGCTGGACCTGCTGATGAAGACGGTTTTTTTGTTTTAGCTATTGGTCCATGCTTTGTGCGCGATGGCATTGTTTATGGAACTTGTGATGATCTTTATTTTGGAAAAGACGGAGATGAAGAGGATTACACTGTTCTCTCTACCGAAACTGAAGAACAAATCGCGTCAATGATTCAAGAAAAGTTGGTGAAGTAATGGCACACTGGCAAATGTACGGCGCTGATTTGTTAGCTAAATATGATTTGTACACTTGTGGAACTTGTCTTGCTCTTTACGGCGAAGAAGGTCACAACTGTCCAAAAGCTGAAGTTATTTGTGGCGATTGCCTCTATCCAATTAGTCAATGTCAACATAAGGAGAAGTAAATGTTTCCAATGTCACCAGCAGAATCTTGGGCTTTTTTGTTTTTAATCTTTACCGTCATGTTTACTGGTCCAAAGCTATTAAAAAACTTTGTTGATTTTATCTGCGAGCGAGCGCGTCAGCGTCAGCTCGAGGAGTACTACAACTCCAAAAGATAAAAAAAGAGCCGTTCACGGAAACCGCACCAACAGAAGGGGTTGTTGGGGTTCGACCGTGAACGGCTTTTATTATTTTTCGGTGGCTAGTTCTCCACCAAGACCCATGTAAGCAGCGCCATCGATCCATCCATCTAGCTTTTCTGGACTCTGAACGAGACGCGCCACTTTCACTTGATTCATGCAAAGAGCAACTTGATGCTCGACTACTTCAATTCCTAGAACAACACTCCAGAGCTTAGCTATTCGAGCAAAGTTCTCTTGTGGTGTTCCGTATTCTTGTTCCCGATCGTTGTATGTCAAACGATCAGCTTCTGCAAAGATTTCTTTGCGTTTCATTTTAGCCCCCTGGTCATCCTGTGCGCCCTTGGCTAAGTTACAAGGTGCGCACAGCGCTTGTAAATTATCCTCGTCATTGTTTCCTCCCTTAGCTAAAGGAACAATGTGGTCAATGTGATGCTCGACCTCAAACAAATCAGCGCCGCAGTGCTGGCAAACAAAAGCACAACGAGCCAAAACCCGCAGCCGGATAGTTTGAGGAAAGGACACTCTCGCTACTGGCTTTGGCTGTCGTGAGCTTTTCAGTAAAGCTTTAACATCTGATTTTAAGGACATTCATCACTTTCTGCACCTGCAGCCATTATTACTACCGCGTCGGCGATGCTTCATAATGTTTGCAGGTTTAGCGTCAAATCCATGATCCGCAAGAAGACGAGAAATTGCTGCTGCTGATATGTCGTGATTGTCAACGAGACCCAGAACAGCTTTTCTATCGTCGGACTCCATGCCATCAAGGATTCTGCTCATTTTGCAAAAATAACCTTGCTGAATAGGAGGATTCTTCAGGAACTCCTCAATTGCGTCTTTTAGGCGCATAAGTTTATGCCGCCGGTGTAGTCGATGCTGCTGGAGTCTCTTTTTGCGCAATCTTCGTTGTGATACGAAGAGCTAAAGGACTCAAGAATGGATACTTGGCAACCAATGCGCGTGTGGCAGGAGCTGCAACAGCACCAACCGCAGCGTAGGCAAATGAAGCCGCATTGAACTTTGCATGCGGACTTGCAATGTAATTTTTAGCATATTGGATAACGAATGCAGTTTCAACCGCAATAAACGCGTGCCAATATGACTTAATAAGATCTGATTGCTTCTTTGATAGTGTCATTCTTCCTCCACGTTGTTTACGTATGGAGTCACAATGTGTGACTCTTGCTCCACGTCCGCTCTTCCAGAGCCCTTCTCCGGAGCGGCAATACCTGTCACGGCAGCTGTTGCAACCATGCTCAAATGTCCTGGATCGACCGCGAAATTCGAAGCCTTCCACACCGCTAGCGCGGCAATACTACCAAGAGCAACCGCCTTGGGATCGGAATAATGCAGCTTAAACATTATGAACCAGCCTTAGCTACCATTGAGGTATATGTCCAGGCATCAATGCCTTGGTGACCTTTAAGTCCTGGATATTTAGATTGGTAAATCGGAACAAGAGCAAGTTCCTCGGCTGTTAATACGTTGGTGACTAAGTTAGCGGGCAACAGTCCCGCATTGGCCAAAGCCCGGGCAACAATGAGCTCTGCAGTGCCCTTGGCCCCAACCTTGAAGGCTGAAGTTCCAGGAAACGGAGGAGCTGCGATTACCGTGGTTTTTGCTGCTGGTGTGGTACTAGTTGAGCTGTTCATAATCGCAGCTCCACCGCCACCAAGCGCCGTAACTCCAGCAACACCAGCGGCAATACCCTTGTTCTGGGTTGAATTCACAGCTGGTCGAACTGGGTTTGGATACTTAGGGCGAACGATTGCCATAATGTTCAGGTAAGGCCGATGGCGGCGGAATACGCCGATACCATCAGCCTGAGAACCTGTTGCGTGATCCGCTGAGGTGTTACCCTCAATCACGGTAATACCAGCCGGAGAGGCGTTCTCAATAATGCCAACATGCTGAGCAATGCCATTTGTCCAGGAATAGAAAACAATGTCTCCAGCCCTGGCATCTTTGACGTTAATGACGCAGCCTTGTTTTTGGAACCAGGCAAGACCTGCCGGACAATAGCTAAATCCCTTAGGGGTTTCAGCCGCAACAAGCGCTGAGACGTTAGCTTGGGCAAACACCCAGCTAACGAACATGGCGCAATACGGTTGATTTGGCACGCCGTACCAATCTCCGTACGGGTTTTTATTGTCCGGACCCTCAATAAAGCCAATTTGTTGCTGAGCAATGTTAACAATATCAAGACCGCTTGTCACTGATATATCAACCTCTCTGCCAAATCTCCTGGCGTTACTAAATAGTCTGGTTTATCTGTCAGCAAAATCCCAGCCTTCGCATAGCATTCAGCTACCAGTTCTGAACAGATATAACCGTTCTTACTTGATAGATATTCCAATATGCGAGTGTTGGCTAGTACCTTCAGTCCCAAAATGCGCAATGCAATGTCGGCAATGACTAAAAATCCATAGGGTTTACCAATAATTTGGTGAGCCTTGTGAACAATAATCAAGCGCTGCTGGTCGCTGAGCTTTTCGTGCTGGTTCCAAGCAACTTCTGTATACTTGGAAACATAACCGATTTCTACGCCCTTGGGATTAGCTTCAATGATTCTTCCTTCGCCAATATAGATAAAGGCGTGATTCCACCTGGACAAAGTGCCCAGGCGGATTAACTTAGCCATGATTCCGTTAGTTTTAACGCAACCATAATCACCAGGACGAGGATTATAGGTTTTCGTCATCTAACGACTCCTTAATTACCTCAATGTCCTTAGCTTCTTTTTTAGTAAGCTTACGAATTTCACGCAAGATCATGGCATCGCGCTTTGTCTGACCGATCATTGCAATACCAATGATAAGTTCGACAGTAACCGCAAGCCATGAAGCAAGGTTCATCCATTTGATATAGGCATGAGTATCAGTGAACCATGTTGGTTGCATCCACCAAATAGCTGTAACAAGTGTCCAAATAATTACGAACCACCAGTTACGGATAACGCCCTGGACTTTCCACGAGATTTGCTCGCTGAACGTCAGGACGTCTTCTGTGTCTGGATGAATATATTTACGACTAAAGATCAAGCTCACCCTCCTTAATTTCAAGACGGGTGTTCTTTTTGTTTGAGCGCCTAATTGTGGCCGCTATGATGTGGACGACTACGCGATGGAATACCCACCACAGCGCTCCCCCGATCGCACCGATTGAGAACGTCCAACAGTAGATGACGTTTGCTAGATCAGATTGGTCTTGGAGTGTTATTTAATTGTTCCTTACTCTTGAGGTTTATTTCCCCCAGAGGCTATTTTACCAAGAAGAATCTTTAATGTGAGATTTTCTTGTATGAGGTTTGCAATCGTATTTTTCTGAGCTTCTAATAACTCATTTGCATCTATTTCTTGTTCCACATTATCCCCCTAGTTTTGTTACGCGAGCAGAAAGCTCTTGTACTGCTTTAATAAGTGGTGCAATAAATTGTTCGTAAGCAAGTGATTGGTAAGACTCTGGATCGTTAAGATCAGAGATAACCCAACCACCAAAGTCACCAACATTAGCGGCATCGAGCGCTGATTTTACTTCTTGTGCAATTAAACCGTAATGTGTGCGTTTTCCGGCAATGGATTCTACTTTGTAAACATCTTTTCCATTAGCATCTTTTTCTTCAACAACAGGATTACCTTTATCATCAACAACTACTTTATTTCCACCGGAGATAAACTTGTAAGCAACCGGGCGAAGTGAGTTGATAAAGTCAAGACCAAGAGGCGAATTTTCAATATCTGTTTTAAGTCTAAGATCAGAGTTGACAATAGCAGCATTGTGCAGATAAATGTGATTCCACTGATAGCTGTTGGCACCAACACCAAGGTCATATGTATTTGTCGTATTTGGAGACCAACCAGAAATTACACCGTAACCTCCGTAAAGATTTACGGTATTTGTAATGTTTAGGTTTGTATCGTAAACGTTTGTCACGTAAGAGCTCGCAGCGGTCAATTGTCCGCTATTGCTAAGTGAATAAGATCCTGCCCCTGTTGTAACCGAAGTAAATGATCCGGCTCCGCCAGATGTTATTCCGTAAAGTCCGCCCCCTAAAGTTAGCGATCCGCCGGAAATGTTAATTCCGGACGCCGCAGTTATTGAACCGTTAAATACCGATGATCCGGTCGAGTAAAACGTTGATGCGTAAACACCACGATCAGAAAAAAAGCTATAAGTAGATTGTTGACCGTTACCGTTAGTTGCCATCAAGTACGTTCCGCCGTAGTTAATGTATCCAGATTGGATACTAAAACCACCAATTGTTCCGTTGCTTGATGTAATTGTTCCAGAGATTGTCGCACTGCTCGCATTGAGCGCTCCGGTGTAAGCGTCAACCGAGAATGTTCCGCTGTTGTTGCTGATGCCAACGTTAACCATAATTGTTCCAGCGGTAATCTTTCCAGCTGTTACGCTTGCGATTACTGCGTCAGAAAGCTTTGTTGTGTCCCAACTAGAACCGTTCCAGGTCCACTGGTTGAGGATGACCCCAGTTCCTGACTGATACTGGAACCAAATATCACCCTGGCGTGTACCACTTCCGGAGTACGATGCCGTGGAATATGTGACAACGTTCTTGCCATTAGCTGTAGCTGATGCTGCAGTGGCATTAGCGTTTGCTGTTGTTGCAAGTGAATATGCAGAGGCAATAGCTGTATCTTGAACGGCAACCCAGGACGATCCGTCCCAACGGTATTGTTTATTGCCATTAGTTGTGTCAAACCAAATATCGCCAATTGCACTAGCGTTAGGAGTTGGAGCTGCATAGTAAGTCGACGTTGGAACAACGACTGCTGTGGCAGAACTGTCATAATCGCCTGAGCTGTACCATGTTGAATATGGAATCGGCGTATTAGTAATCTGAGGTGCTAGTGGCATCAGTTTCCCCTTAGATCGTTATTGAATATGGGTTCATTGGTGAAGTGTTAATCTCCACGCGCCAAGACTCGGGCGTAATGCTGTGATTAAAGCCTTCTACAACGCAATAAAGCTCCAGAGTTCTACCATCAACAGTTGTGCGCTCGATAGTAACCTGGTCGCCAATTTCAAGGGACAACAAATCAGGGTACAAGGCACCAAGAGCAAATGCAGAGAACTGCACTGATTGAACAAGGGTTTGGGGATTGTGATCTTTGTACGCCAGATATTTAGCAAGATTATCAGCGTCTGAATCGTTGAGAATTGGCGCATTTACGGTGATTGTTTTTAAGCCAAACGCCGTTGTTGAAGGCAGGTGTCTATACCGGCGCTGTGTGCCGCTTTCGCGCTGAATAAGGGCTTCGTTAATGACCTGATATGTGCCAGGGGTTGTTTCAAGCACGTCGTATTCCACGGTATTTGTGGCACGAGAATCAGACAATAGAAGTCGTGTAACGCGGCTAAACTTGTCACTTAGAGGTAGAAAAGTGGCCGTTCCCTCACGGCTAATAAAGAATCGACCAGCCTCGCACGCTACGCACTGCTCAATAATGTTCTGCAATGTAGCTGATTGTGTTGTAGCTTCCATCTGAACGGAGCCTGAAAGGTTCCTAGAATCAGTCCAGTTGGCGTAGGTCAACATTCTTCCGACTCTGGTTGATGTTGTTTCTGCAGCATATCCTGCAGGAGATACAGCTAGCGCGTACATCTTAGACAACAGAGCAATGCCATCGGTAAATGTCATTGTGGCGTTTGGTGAAAAACCCTGGTCAACAAGACTGGTTTCAAGGAATCCGACAAAAAGGTAATAACCTGTTCCCTGCCAGGTTCCAATAATGCGCGTTTTTAATCCTGCTTTTAGCTGGTTAACACCGCCTACAACGTACGGAGAACCAGACAGAGTGTATTCTGGGTCATAATAGCCGCTGAAGTTATCAACAACAATGCTGGCGTGTCCTGGGTCGTTTTTCTGGTCCGCTCTTGTGCGTCCTCGAGTAAACGAGACTTCACGAAGATCGCTGACATTGACTCTTACCCATGATCCGTTGATATAAAACTCAACAGCAATTGTTGGTCCGTTAGTCGATCCGTCAAGAAATGATGTCATTTATAGCCCCAGAGCTGAAAGTGGTGCACCCTTACGGCGCAGAAGTTGAGCTAGCTCATTGCGCATACGAACGGCAAGGTCTTTTTCGGCAATAACCGAACCTTGCACGTTGATTGTCACATTCATCCCCTGTCCCATCCCTGATTTATTTAATGGTACAACAGCCTCTGGACCGGCCTCGCCAATCAAAGCTACTGTTGGAGAACTTACTACACCGCCGTCGGCAAGGTGCGGAATCTTTGGAATGTTAATTCCAAATTCTTCTCCGCCAAGAAATGATGGCAGCTTGATGTGAATCTTATCGAGGAGACCAATAGCTCCGTTGATGAGGTCAATAATTCCGTTAATTTCCATCTTGAAGCCATCAACAATAACGCTGAAGATTTTACCTATGGCATCGCCAACAGTCTTGACAATGTTCCACAAATCCTTGAAAACGTTGATAACAATAATTATGGCATCCTTTACGGCGCCTACTGCCAGAACAGTTGCCTTCCAGGCTGCTAACAAGACAACGCCAACAACCGGAGCCAATACCGTCACAATAAAGTTGCCAACATCCTTCAGAATTGGGAAGATGGCGTTAAATACTTCCTTGACATCATTAAATACTTTTCCAAAGTCTTTTCCAAGGCTACTGAAAATGCCCATTTTTGTGCCCGTTGATTCGAAGTGTTGGCCAAGCTGGATAATCCAATCAACAACGTCTTTTATGAATGGAACTAGCTTTGATACCACATTACCAATTGCCTCAAATGCTGGGCGAAGAAGTGTTGTCAAAACCGGGACAATCTTGGCAAATCCCGAGGCTGCCGCAGTAAGCGCCGGATAAAGATATTGGCCAAGCTGAACCTGAAGGCCAGACATTGCAGCCGTGAACTCACGGTGCGCCATAATGTTGGCTTGAACAGCTTTTAGGTTGTTAGCAGTAAGTACAAGTCCATACTTCTGAGCTTCTTGCTCAAGTTCGACCAAACCAGCGCGTCCTTTATTGAGGAATGGCAACATTGTAAGACCAGACTTACCAAACAAAGCAACTGCTTCCGCTGTCTTCTGGACGCCGTTAGGCATCTTTGAGAACTTGTCGGCGGTCTCAAGCAATAGCTCATTCATGCTCTTAATATGACCGGATGAGTCTCTGGTCGTGATACCGAGCTCCTGAATAGGCTTTTTATTAGCTAAAACAACTGTTGAAAACTTCTTTAATGTCATTTGAGCAGCGTCGGCTGAAAGTCCGGTCTCCTCAAATGCAAAGCGTAGCTTAGAAGCATCTTCTGCAGTACCGCCAGTAACGCGCTGGATCTGCAGGACTTCGCCGCCAACTTTTTGGAACTCGTTAATGGATTCCTTGGCAAATCCTGTAACCTCGTTCAGAGCACTGGTCATCAGGTTACCGCTGAATACGCCAGCGGCTATTTCCTTGATTTTTCCAAAGGCTCCGCCGGTGTTCTCGGCTTCTTTACCAATTTTCTTCAGTGTTGAAGAGGCTGAACGGTCATAACCATAGATATTGACGCCAAGATCTGTACTGGCCATGATTTCTCCTAGTTTTCGCCGTTATTGGTTTTTGCTGCGTTTATTAAATCGTTTAATAGTGACAATTCTATATCCCACACGTTTAATGGCGTGATTCCTGGGTAGAAATGGCATAGAAGAGCTATATGCTTACGTATGTGCCCGTGAGTTCCGCCTCGGACTAAGCCTCGGCTGATGGCTCTTTTGGGTCTGATACTCCAGCAGTAATTTCGTCGATGGAATATGTGTTGAGCACATCATCAACAGAAACAATCTTTCCGGCCCTTGTCATGCAAATCCAAGCTAGTGCGTAAAGCGCCTTAACCTTGGAATATGCTGGATTTGGGTAAAGCTTTTCACCCTCAGAAAGGGTAGACAGAAGCGTCAAGCCATCAAGGCCAAAGGCTTCTTCAATAGTAATAATCTCGCGGCCTGTTGGGCCTTGAGTATTGTTCTCGCTTGGTAGATCAAAAGATTCACCACGGATAATTAAAGGCATTTGGTTCCCCCTGTTATTTAATAAGACCAGTTTCCGACATTGCATCTAGGAATGATTTTGCAACTTCTTCCTCGATTTGGTTCTTGTGTGCAGCAGCGGTATGAACTAAATAAGGCTTTGGAGACTGTTGAACCCAACGACCAGCCCAAGAACCGCTTCTTGCGCCTGCATCTGCAAATACTGGGTGTCTCCACGGCTTGCGAGAAAGACCTTCCATATAACGTGGAAGCTTTCTGTACTTACCTGTCTTATTTGCAAATGTTGTACCAGACACGTGTATTCTAATACTAAAACCCTTTTTGGAGTTTGTAGCATTGACTTTTGTCTGAACGGCGGCAGCAATTCCCGCCCTGAGTCCCAGCTCAGACTCTCCCCGTCGGGATTTAGCTGCCGTTCCGCTCTTAGCTGGCGTGTTGAGCGCCGCTTCTTTTACTTCTTGCGCAATAGGTCTCGCAATAGCGGTTAACCTCTTGCGTAGTTGCTTCTGAACATCAGCGTCAATAGTCTTGACCGCCTTGTAAAACTTTACAAGGTCTGGGCTTTCAACATTGACGTCTAGAGCTGCCATATTAGAGAGCGTTGTCGCTTGTCTGATAGACGATGGTCAATGGCTGATCTGTACCGTTGTCATAAGCGGTAAAGGTCATTGCAACATCAATGACACCAGGTCCTGGAACCTTTGGTGTGTCAGCATCGAACTTAACAGCTGAAACCGTGATCGACAATGACTGCTTGTATGTGCTAGCAATTGTCGCACCAGTAAAGGTGAGATTAAGCGCTGCTGATGAATCTGTAAGGTACTTGTTGAGCAATGTGAGATCGGTGAATTCAGCGGTCAGCTTTCCTGTGATCTTGCGGAAACCGTTGATGATCTGCTCAGCTTTAGCACCAGAAGAACCAAGGTTGTAACGATCTGCTTTAATGACGTTATCAACAGTGAGGGTGAAATCCTTGACGTTGGCAACTGATGTGCCGTCGACAGTGATTGCGCCCTGGGCAAAGTGGAAGATAGAACCGTTTGCTGGGTATGAAGCGGTCGCCAAAGACTGTGTTGTAGAGAAGCCAGCACCGTCAATGTTGAACTTACCTGTAGCTAATCCACCGGCTGCAACTTCTACTTCCCATGAAGCAACCTTTGCGCCGGTAATTGTCTTAGGAACTACTGTTCCTGTGTACTCTGGAACGCCAACCTGAACTGTAGCAGAACGTCCATAAATGTCACCAAGGGTGAATGTATAGCTATAAACGCCAGTGCTTACTGTTGTTGGTGATGGTGCAGTTCCAGTGGCCAATGCCAAAAGCTGACCAAGACCATTGGTTGGAAGGTCAAGCATAATGTCGCCAGTTGCGTCAAATGTTGTAACAACACGACGCTGTGAGCGAGGTAGCAAGCCGCCAGCACGAAGGCCTAGACCCTCGACTGTCTTCTTGTTGTAGTTAATGCCTTCAGATGTGAACTCGTAGAAACGAGACACGGTGACAGGCGTATTAAAAGTCGTCTCGAACGCGATTCCCAGTTGGGAACCAATTCCGGCGCCGATTGCCATGTTATCTCCTAGTTAGCTGGAGCAGCGTCTGCTGCTGGGGTTTCAGGGTTTGGGGTTGATGCAGGTGTTACTACTGCGGCTGCTGCCTGATCTGCTGCTGCCCAGTTCGATGTCTGCTCCAAGAGAGAAGCTGCAACTGTTGCATCGGCAACATCGAAAGTTGAGTTTGCGTTGACGGTTAATCCAAGTGATGGAATATAAACGTCGCCTAGTGGTGAAACGTTTTTGATCTTTGCCATGTTTTCTCCTTAGATTCTTGCTCGGTAAAGAATTGTGAAATCAATGACCACTGCAGAACCAGCGTTGGTCTGCATTTGGCGAATTCTGTGGCTATCAAGGCCTGAATAAAGAACAGCGCCGCTGAAGCTTGGATCAGAGCGGATAATTGTGTCCACCGCTGACAATAAAGTCTGGCCATTAGCTCTGTTGGTGGCCATTGTTGTATCACCGCTTTGGGCAACTAGCATGCAGTTCAAGGTTCCATCCTCAAACATCTTGTAGTTTCCAACAAGTTCCCAGTTGTTTTTGGACTCAGAAGCTACAACATCTCCGCTTTCATTGCCATCATGTCCAACGGCAATATAACTGCCAGGATAAGAGTCAATGTTAATATCCGGACCATCGTAAATCTGGATTCCAGTCAATAATGGTGATGCCTTGAAAGCTGCAATGACATTTGTAATCAGATTTTCAATTGCTGATGTGGCCATTACAAGATACCCGGCAAACTAATTGGATCGAGCAATCCCATAACTCGACGTGGCATAGAGAAGGTTGAACCTGAGTAAAAATCGTCACCGTTTTGGTTACGGGTAATCACGTTCATAGAACCGCGTTGTGTCTGCCACAGATGGCGAACAATCTCAAGAACACCCTGCTTTGCTTGTGGGTGAGGGTTGACATAACCGGCAACATAAGAAACCGTGATGTTTCTAGCTCCTGGTGCCCAGATACCAAAGAAGTTTGGTTCATTAAGGGAACCGGATGTTACTCGATCAAGGCGCTGACCTGTGTAATCCAGCGCATAATCTGTTGCACCTAAAGTAATTCCGTTTTCAACAACGCTAATAATGCTGATTGCACGAGGGTGGAGAAGGCGCAAAGTCTGTTGATTTCCATCGTAGACTTCATTGGTAAATGTCTGGCGACCAAGAATGGTTCCTGTGTAATTTTGGGCCATTTCAGTAGCCGCATCGACAAAGCGATATAGCTCAAGATCGTTGGTTGTTATCGTTGACGAAATGTTGAGGTGATCTTTTACCTCGTCAATAGAAACAATGGAAATCGAATTTGGGTCGCGGACGGTGAAGTCATCAGCGTATGAGCTAGCATTTGTTCCTGTAGCTACCCAGAAAACTGTGTGACGACCAGCCTGAGACGGAGTGTAGTTTACGTCATAAAGTCCGGTTCCAGAGTGGTTAACCGTTGGTGTCGCAGTGGTACCATCTGGCAAAGTAATGGTCAATACGACCGCTGTTGCGTCTGCTGCAGTTCCAGAGCTATTGGTTACAGTAATACCAAGAGGGACTGAGCTTCCGAGGAAATACGTACTGGCCATCGGTTATCGACCTTTCATAGATGCTGATGATGTCTGACGTTCGGCCATATTTCCCATAATTGAGGTGTAGTCATACGTCCACAATGAGTTGTTGTAAGAAATACCGCTCTGATCGTAAAGATAATGATTCAGAATTGAAGCTGGAGTGGCCCGATAAACCATGCTTGGCGCAGTGACGATTCTTTCCGTCATTGTGCTTGCAGACATATTAGCTCCTTAGTTGGTACCAGCCATCTTCCCAAAGCGTGAGAAGTCTCTGAAAATAAGCCTCGTACTCAAGGCCGATTGTATCAAGGGAATAATGATTTACCGAATGTTCCCTAATTGCTTTGCGGTCTAGTTTCTTTACGTCTTCTGCGGCCTGTAAGAACTCGGACAATGTTCTGCAGCGATAACCGGTTACGCCGTTGGGATTGTTCTCTGTAAATGCGCCCCAGTCGGTCGTGATTGTAGGCGTTCCACAAGCTTGAGACTCGATCACGACGTTTCCGAAAGGTTCTATGTAAAGAGTAGGGGCTAATGTCGCGATCGCCTTTCCCATAAGTTCGGCGCGCTCTTTGGGGTTAACCGATCCGATGTAATCACCATAGCCGCCAGGATTTTCACCAGGTCCGGCAATGATAAGGCGCTTTCCAAGACGTTCGCATACTTCTTGAGCTATTCTGAAGCCCTTGCGGTCAATGACTCGACCGATGAAAAGGTAGTAATCACCATCTCCGTCCCCAAGTGGGAACATGTCTGGTTCTAAATATCCAGGAATCACAACGTCAAAAAACTTGCCATCAACGGTTGTCGGATTTTGATATGCAGCATAAATTGAGTGCATCCAAGCATATGACTCAAACACCCGATATTGGGAAAAAACCCCTCCGTAGCCAACGCCAAATTCCACAGTCATGTGGTTAGGAAAAGCATCGGCGATTGGCTTCTGAGAAGAACCGCCAATGGCGCAGATAAAGTCTTGAGGCTGAAGTCGCTGCTTCAGTCCCTCAATAATATTGGCATTAAAGATTTGCCAATGCGGAAGGGTATTGTCCCAGCTCGTAGAAGTGAAGTGCTGATCCCCTACAGCTTCAGCACGTTCAGCTTCCGTAATACATGTAATAAGCTCAGTGACCGGAGCTTCATTCTGTTCTCCAGCATAGAGATATACCTCGTGACCCAGCTTGTTCATCATCATACAAAAACGACGAACCTTCTCAGTAAAGGCACAACCCGCATATTCTTTTGTTACTTGAGTGTGTGGCAAAGCTAGGACATGAAAACGCATTTATTTCCCCTATTTCAACAAGTTAACGAGCGAACGAGTACGCCCGTGAGCCAACTGAGTATAGACCTGAGTTGTTGCTACGCTTGTGTGGCGCATAAGCTCTTTAACAGCGACCAGATCCCCTCCGGATCGCTCTAGCATATCAGTTGCAAAGTAGTGACGCAATGAGTGGAAATGCTTGGCATCCGGGCCAAGGATTCGACGCATTTCGTTGGCTGCTTTAGCGCTGAACTTGTTAGCTGTTACATTCCAGAGACGACCAAGAGTATCATATTTCCTGATCGTTTCTGCGACCATTGGGCTGACTGGAATCACCAAATCTGTGTTTCCCTTGCCAATAACGGTCAGCATTGGGCCCTCGTCGGTATCGAAAAGGTCAGCGCCCTTGATGACGGCAGCTTCGCAGCAACGAAGACCTGCCATACCGCCAAGGATAAACCAGTCGCGGAACATTGGTTCAGCTTCTTCGAGAAGCTTAGCGTATTCCGCCTTGGTTACTGGCTTTGGCGAGGATCGACCAACCTTAACCTTAGCTAAATCCTCGGCGGGATTATTGCCGTTGACCAGGCCCATCTTGTTCAAGGAGCCATAAATAGAGCGCAATCGAGCGACATAGTTCGCCTTAGCTGATTGCTTAGTTGCACGTAGAACGATGTTATTTTCCAAGTCTTCGACCGTGGCCAAAGCTGGATGGACGCCGATTCTGCGGATAATCTGCAGATCGGTGAGAATGACGCTACGAGTAAAGCCGCTTGCCTGATAACGATTGGTAAGCTTCTTCTCGATTATCTCCATGGGTGTTAGTTCCATACCAGGAAACGTACCAGATTGGAACTACCTTTGCCGGAGTGTTTCGTCCGGCCATCGAAGAGCTAGCTAACTCTCGGTGGAGTGTTCCAATGCCTTTTCAATGGCTTGAACGGTAAAGCAAGGCCAAGGTTCGTCACAATTACAGTATTTGTTACTGCTGTGTTCGTTTGGCTTATGCAATTCCACTACTGCGCGAAGGGCTTCATTAAAAGATTTTTGCAATTTGCATATGGCACAATCACATTCTTGACTTGCATCTTCTAATCGGTTTGTGGAATATATAAAGTTATTTATCTTTGCCAGCAATTCATCGTGTGTCATTTTGGCAACCTCTCATTCAAG